AATCAATGTATTAGTTAAAGAAGGAGATACTCCATTCTTAATTAAAAATGTATGTCCATTTAATTCAAATTTAAAACAAATACCAATAATTGGAGAAAATGTTTTAATTTGTCAGGGATATTCTTCATTTAGTTCATATGATGATCGAGTACCAAAATGGTATTATTTACAGCCGATGTCTGTACAATCATCCGTAAATAATAATATTATCAAGAACAATCGCGGTGATGCTGCGGGTTATGAAGATGATACGGTGTTTGCTAAAACTAAAGTTAATTCATTACAACCGTATCGAGGAGATTTATTAATCGAGGGTCGCTGGGGCAATACAATACGATTAGGAAGTACAGTAAAATCCACATCAGAATATTCAACTGCTCCATTATGGAAAGGATCGAAGGATACCGATCCTATTATTATTTTATCTAATAACGTTAGCACTTCTAATAACGTATTTCATGTAGAAAATACAGAAAAAGATCATTCTTCATTGTATATAACATCTACACAACAAATATCAACGTTGAAGCTAGGCGATCAAAATAAACGTAATCCTTTAAAAAAATATGCTAACGAATCTACATTTAAAAAATCTCAATTAATAGGTATCGCCGATCGTATTATTTTAAAATCAAAAACTGATATAGTAGCATTAGATTCGCCAAAAGCAATTATATTAAATACTACTGGCGAGTTTAGATTAGGATCTGATCAGGCAGATATACCGCTAGTGCATGGTGATGTATTGTACAAAATATTAATGGATATTATTAAACAATTGAAACTAGCACCGATACAATGTGGGTCTGCCGTTGGGACATTTTTAACTACTAGTTTTGTTGATGATGCACAAAAAAAATTAAAAGAGTTACTAAGCAAAAAATATTTCATAACAAAAACAAAATAATATGAGTACTATAGTTCCGCCATTAAATAAAGTGCCAGAGTTACCAGCTAAGGCAATTACTAAATTAATTGAAATTCTAAACAAGCAGTTAGAAAAATTAACAGCTGAGATGCAAAAAATGGTTGCTGATTCATTAAAAATACCAGAAGGGTGTGACTGTAGTGACCCAAGGATTCAGTCACTTAAAGATCAGTTAGCTAAAATACAAAAAAGAATTGATGATATACAAAAATTACTAGGTAATATAAAAAAGATCGTCTCTACACTTTCTAAATTAATTAAACTTGCAAAAACAGTTAAAGTAGCAATATCTGTTGCTGCATTGATGAATCCGTTAACCGCACCTGCATTTATTGCAGCTCAATTAACATTAATACAAGATGCTACAATTGTAAATGCAATTAATTCGCTTAAATTATTAAAACAAATACCAGATACTATATCTGGTCAATTGGCATCATTATTAGGTCCGGTAATGGATGCGATTAATACAATTTCTGCAACATGCGGTGGAAGCGATGATGATAAATTGAGAGTATCAAAAAGTATTACAGACGCAATGAATGACAACAGCGGTGCTAAAGATTATTTAAATAAACAAGGTTTAAATTTAGACGATAGCGAATTTGGAGATGATTTTGATTACAATGATTTGTTAGATACTGAATTTTATCGAGATGTTAACGTTTCGGATATAGATTTAGACGGCCGCGCGGAAGCTATAAAACGTATGATCGATCAACAGCAAGATTTATTAACATCTATAATAGAAGCCCCAAGTCAAGTATTTAGTGGTAACGGAGCTCCATCAGCCCAATTAGGTAAACCGGGAGATTATTATGTAGATACATCTACTAATGATATATATGGACCAAAAATGTCACGCGATTCTTGGGAATAATAGTTTAATATAATTTAATAACTTTATATTTATATAAAATAAGCAAATAAGATTCATATGGATACAAAAACATTAGTAAAAGCACTTAAAATGGCAGTGCGTGAAGTTATAAAAGAAGAATTAACAGAAATTCTTCGCGAAGGTTTACAATCTACAATTACAGAGATGAAACAACCAAAGCAAACAACAAATATGCCAGGCCATAGAACCCCACCACCTGCACCTAAACGTAAACCAACTGTACAATTTACAGATAATAAATGGGCATCGGTTTTAAATCAAACGGATATGTTAGTAGAAAACACTCCTAGCAGTTTTTCTGATTTAATGAACGACGAATATGAAACTATGAATTTTACATCACGTGATGCTCAAGGATTTGGTTCTATGCGACAAAATATGAAAAATCCAAACTCAGCACCAACTGTAATGGAAGATCCAGAAACTGGTAAAGTATATGATGTAGCCCCAGAAGTTGCAAGTGCAATGACACGCGATTATTCAGCATTAATGTCTGCTATAAATGCAAAGAAAGGTAAATAATGGGATATGTAGTTGAATCATCTTCGACTAATGACATTTTACAATTTGATACCGCATTAGGTGTCAAATTTACCAATGAATCAAGAATTTTTACACCGTTATATACAATACCAGAACAGGCTAAAGAAAATTTTAAAACATTATTATTAACTACGCCTGGTGAACGTTATATGTTGCCCGAATATGGGTGTGGATTATTATCAATGATATTTGAGCCTGCTGATGAACAATTTGCTTTAAATATCAGTGATACAATATATGGAGCTGTTAATACGTGGCTTCCATATATTACAATTACAACATTAGATGTACACACTGCAGCTGATACCCCATCATTAGAAAATATAGTAGAAATTTCAATTGAATTTAACGTACAAAATTTTAGTACCGAAAAAATAAAAATATTTGTTGATGAAAATGGCACAATTGCAGTTTCATAAATTTGAGATATACCATGGAAATAAAAAAAGATGTAACATATTTAGGAAAAGATTTTGGTCAGTTTAGAAAAAACTTAATTGATTTTACAAAACAGTATTTTCCGCAAACATATACCGATTTTAATGAATCATCGCCTGGTATGTTATTTTTAGAGATGGCATCATATGTGGGTGATGTACTTTCATTTTATGCAGATACTAATTTAAAAGAATCGATATTAGATCACGCTACTGAACGTGCTAATGTATTTAATTTAGCTAGAGCATTAGGTTATACTCCATTAAACGCTGTACCTGCGCAAGTTACATTAGACGTTTATCAATTATTACCGGCAATTGGATCTGGTACGAGTGTACGACCGGATTATACATATGCATTGACTATTAAACCAGGAATGCAGGTAGCAGACGCAGCAGGATCAGCTGGTTTCCGTACATTGGATACAGTAGATTTTAGGTTTTCATCTTCTTTAAATACAACGGAAGTTACTGTATATGAAACTGATACTGCTACAAAACAGCCAACATATTATTTATTAAAAAAATCAGTGCCAGCAGTAAGTGGTACTACTAAAACTGCAAAATTTACATTTAATGAGCCATTACCATATGATAAAATTGTATTACCAGATACCAATATAATTGAAATTTTATCGGTTAAAGAATCAGATGGTGATAATTGGTATCAAGTACCATATTTGGCACAAGATACATTATTTGAAGAAGTGCCTAATTTATTAGAAAATGATCCTGATTTATATGAATATCGTTCTAGCTCTCCTAGTTTATTAAAATTACGTAAAACATCTAAACGTTATATAACTCGTTTACGTGCCGACAATAAACTAGAATTACAATTCGGATCGGGTATATCAGATAACAATGATGAAGAAATTATACCTAACCCAGATAACGTTGGAAATGGATTAGCTGGATTTAGAAAATCAGTCGATTTAGATATAGACCCTGCAAATTTTTTATATACTAGAACGTATGGACAAGCTCCATCGAATACCACATTAACTATAACATATACGGTAGGTAACGGATTAATTGATAATGTTGCTAGTAACCAATTAAAAACTATTAAATCAGTTGAATATACAGAAAATATTAATGCAACTGGGGTTTCTAGTATGTATAATTTTGTTAAATCATCTGTATCTGTTAATAATGAAAAACCAGCAACTGGTGCAAAAACTGCAGATAGTTTAATTGATATAAAACAAAATGCTATGGCTAATTTTGCAACTCAAAACCGTTTAGTAACACGAGAAGATTATATAATACGTGCTTATTCGATGCCGGCTAAATTTGGAAGTGTTGCAAAAGCATATATCGTTCCTGATGATCAAATTGTACAACGAGAATTAATGAAAACGCGTGTAGCAAATCCATTAGCAATGAATATGTATGTTTTAGGATATAATGTTAATAAACAATTAACACAATTAAATGATGCAGTTAAATCTAATTTGCAAACATATTTAGATTATTATAGAATTCTAACAGATGCGGTGAATATTAAAGATGCATTTATTATTAATGTCGGTATTGATTTTGAAATAACAACATTACCAAATTTTAATAATAATGAAGTTTTACTAAAATGTGTAAATGCACTTAAAGATTTTTTTAATATAGATCGTTGGCAAATCAATCAACCTATAATAAAATCTGATGTATTAACTGTTATTAGTTCCGTAAAAGGAGTTCAATCAGTATTAGGAGTTCAATATAAAAATTTATATGACTCAGACGCAGGATATTCTGGCAATCAATATGACATGGATGCAGCTACTAAACGAGGTGTAATTTATCCGTCATTAGACCCAAGTATATTTGAAGTTAAATTTCCATCACAAGATATTAGAGGTCGTGTATCGAGCTATTAAAAGGATAAAACATGTTTAAAATATTTTACGCTAATAAAGATGCAACTATTTTTGAATCCAATCCAACATATAATACCGGATTAGATGAGATATTGGAAATTGGAAAAAGATATGGAACTAATGGAGATGAATTAGATATATCTAGATCGTTGCTTAAATTCAATATGACTGAAATTTCAGCATCATTAGCAAAATACAATAAAACGGTTAATGATTGCAAATTTATTATGCAATTATACACAACATATGCAAAAGAAATTCCTGCAGAATACAATATTGAAACAAAAATATTAGCACAAGATTGGACACCAGGCACAGGATTTATGTCTGATCCAACTACCAATGGTGTTTCTTGGAATACACCGGCGAGTGGTAGTACATGGATATCTAGTAGTCAAACTATACAAGTTGGGAGTAGTACATTGTATATATCCGGGTCTGGCCAAGGCGGTTCGTGGATGTATCAATCTAATCCAGCTGGTTCTACTGCGGGATTAACTACGTCTCAATCTTTTTCATATCAAACTACCGATATCAATTTGGATGTAACAGATTCGTTAAAAATTTGGTTAAGTGGTAGTGGTGGTGTCTCAATACCTAATTATGGATTTTTGTTAAAACTTTCTGACACTGACGAAGTTAATAATAATGTAGCAAGTTATATTAATTTTTTCAGTAAAGATACTCATACAATATATGTACCTAAATTGGTAATGTATTGGGATAATAGCACTTTTACAACAGGATCTTTAACACAAGTTAATACAGAATCATATTTAGTATATACCGACGTTAAACCGTCATATAAAGACACAGAAATTTCTAAAATTAGAATATATGCTCGAGATAAATATCCACAAAAATCAGCAACTAATTTATTTCCAATACAAACCGTTAAATATTTACCAACTACAACATATTATACTGTATTAGATGCTGCTACAGATGAAGTCATAATTCCATATGATAATATTTATACTAAAGTGAGTTGTGATTCAACTAGTAATTTTATTTATCTAGATTTTAACGGATTTATGCCAGAACGATATTATCGATTAGAACTTAAAATTGTTAACGGAATTGAAGAACAATATGTAACAGATCAAATATATTTTAAAATAACTAGATAATATGCCATATAATACTCCAATTACTCCTGAAATAGATTCTAAATATATTAAGGATTCTGAACCTATTTCAAATATGCTATCGGTTCATATGCGTGATGACGCCGGTAATATTATTTTAATGGATTCGGATTCTACTAAAAACAATATTATTGTAATAGAACCAATTAGAAAATATTATACAGTAGATAACGTTTTACGTATATTAGATACAAATTTTGAATATTATTCATTCCCGGTTGTAACGATTGATAATTCTGCAGAAGACATACCTGATTTTGATATAAGTGCAGATGTTGAAAAAGAATTAGCTGATTTAGCAGAGGCACAAGAAAGAGATCTTATTACTAAACGATTTAAAATTATACCGGGTATCGATGAGAACAAACAAACTAATCCACTGCTTCGTGTTGGAACAGTAAGTGAGTCTACTTGGTTTTATGGAAATGATAAAAAATCATCTGGTTATACTAGAATTCCATTTGTAGGACCGGAGCAAGAACAACCAGGTACATATCTAATAACTGAAGATATGGTTACTAAGTTACGAGCAAAGAAAAAAGTAATTTCTTTTTATATATACGTACATTTTGACACAGACTCAGCAGTCTCAGCTAATGATTATACATATTACGTAAGATTAAATCGTCGAGAAAAATTCAAACGAGGTAATATGGCAGGCGGTGCATTAAAACCTGTTGTTGTGAGAGAATCTGAATGGAATAAATCTCCGGTACTAGCATTAAAATATATAATAGATCCTGAAGATTTATATGCTAATGATATGTATTATATTGAGGCTCAAACTAAATATAATTCATATTTAAAAGTTGATGAATGTTATTGGGATATTGATATGATTGACGATCCTGCATATTCTCGAGATCGCTCTAGCGTATTGTGGGGGTCACCTAGACCGGGCGTAACATATTATGGCGTAGAAGGATTTGGGTTTGATGAAGGAACTAAATTACAAGATGCAACGGGTACTACACATTTTCGACTTAATGAATATGGTAACGTTACAAATTATAAAAATGTATTACAGAGTGAACGAGAAGATATATTAAATCTTGAAAAAACTATAGTTAGTGATATTAAAACTAAATTAACTAATTATAGTAAAACGTTACTTGATAATATAAAAACAGGAACTAATGGATATCTTAATTTAGTTAATGCGATGCCGTTTTATGAATTTAATCCGTCAGGTGGGGGGTTTCCTTCAAAACTGTTGCGAGCTGAATTAATTAAATTAGGAGATTTGTATCTGAATGCAAATACACCAGAAAAACGAGTTGCATTAATACAAAGCTTTGCGACATATAAAGACGTACAAGCTTCTAATAAGCTGGTTGCTAAACATTGGGGAGGTATTGGTGTAGCACATTATAATTTAATAGTAAAAGCTGTAGAAGATGCTATAGAAAATTCTGCTTATAAAGGAAAGTTTGGAGCTGTAGAATCTCGTGAATTATATAATAGCACAATACCAACTATCATACGAGATGCATTTAAAAATGCATATGATATTTTCGAAAATGAGTTAAACATTATTGACACATATATAGTAGATGTTGTTCAACCAGGAGCTGCAAAAACTGCAGATGCAAAATTAAAAGAATGGTTAGCTGTTACATACCCGAACGGTTATAGTGACAAACAAACATCGATTGTACTACAGTATCGTACCGCTCAATTTAAAGCAGCAATTAATGCATATGGATTCAAATACTAATTAAACAAAAAGAAAATATATGTTAACTCAATACAAAAATAAATCGGACTTATTATTATTAAACCGAGCAGGAACTGCTATTAGGTTTGATAAAAGTCAATTGGAATTATTAACACCTACTCCTAATGAGTATCAGGTGATACCGGAAATTTCAAAAACTAAAATTGAGTTACATATATATGCAGAAGATGTTTGGATAACGGGTAATCATGATATGCCATTTACTGATGGCATACCACCATTATTCGATTCATTGCAAAATCCAATACAATATAAAGCTGCTCCAATTGGTATTAATTTAAAAACCGAATTACAAAAATTAAAAATAACATCTGGTAATTTTAATTTCATTGTTAATTTCTTTGAACCATTAATTGGAGATTATTTTCAACAATACTTATATATTGATCAAATATCTCCAGATCGTACTGAAGTTAGATTACGCGTAATTGATCCGACATCATCAAAATTTAAAACACAGATAACTAATTATTCTAAATCTGTAAACCATACTCGTAGCACCGTTAATCGTGCTACTGCATATCACGAAACATACTTATTAAATTTTAGCAGAAATAAATGTTTTAAATTTATTAATAGTGTCGTAATGGGCGAATACTTGTATGTTAAACTTCAAGACCCACTACCAGATGAATATGATAAAAATTTAAAGTGTTGGGTTGTTAAGGAAACTAGAAATCCATATTTTGATCGCGTTGTTATACAAACTGCAGATTCAATAAAAACATTTAATAAATTATCAGGACCTAATTTTTTTGCAAAAGCAAATGAAACATTATCTACTGAAACTGACTTTAAAACCTGGACAGATTTATTAGGACCAACTTTACAAACATCACAACAGATTGTAGATTCATACTTCTCAGGTAGTTTATCTGGAATGCAGTTAGGATTAGATTTTTCGGATTTTAATAACTTTATATTTTATAGTTCAGCCACTGAACGCGTTAAGAATTTTAGATTTAAATTAGAATTATTAGAATATTATGCACAACAGTCTTCGTCTATTAGTTTAATTTCGGGTAGTACTGCTATAACTAATGCAACTGATTATAATACGCAACGCACTAATTTAATTAGTGGATTTGATGCGTTTGAAAAATTCTTATATTACGAATCATCATCGCGTTTAACTACATATGACAATCCAGCAGAATTTGCAACTGTGCCGATGTTAACGGGTAGTTATATAACACCGGTGCCAAAAACTAATAGTACTAAACCATATACAATACCTTCTGTTAATAGCTCGTTATTTAAAACATGGTATAATGGATTAATCGATTCAGCTTCATTATATGATAAATTAAATAATAATTCGCTAGTACGAGCAATACCAGAATTTATAAGATTAGATAAATCAAATGAAGAGTTAGATTTATTTGTTAATATGTTAGGCCATCATTATGATATATTGTATATGTATATCAATGCGATGACTAAGATAAACAGTCGAGAAGAAAATCCAAAATTAGGTATGCCAAATGATTTATTATATTCGGTGGCTAAACAGTTTGGATGGAATTTAACTGATGGAAATCAATATCAAGAATTATGGCAATATGTATATGGAACTGATCAATCCGGAACTCCAGTAACTGGCTCAACGTCTGTTAATGGTAGTTCATTATCTGGTAAAGATATGACATATACGGTTTGGCGTCGTATTGTTAATAATTTACCACTACTATTAAAATCAAAAGGAACTAAACGAAGTATTCAAGCATTATTATCATGTTACGGAATTCCGCAATCTATGATTACTATACAAGAATACGGCGGTCCTAGATCAGAACGTGTTCCTGTGTATGAAAAATTAAACTTTGATTATGCGTTAGATTTAATTAATACGAATACTGGTACGGTAGCTGTAAATTATTCACAGTCTTTGAATACTGTAGAGCTACGTTTCCGAACAGATAACGTGGTTACTAATCCTAGTATGCCAAGCACCATGAATTTGTTTACAGTGGGTAATAATGCGGTTACAATTGATTATACAAGCGGTACGTTAGGAACTATACAAATTAATGGTACAAGTTCAGCCAATATTGAAATGTTTGATGGGGGTTGGTTAACAGCAATGTTACGAACATCTGGAAATACATTACAAGTTGTTGCAAAACGTTCGAAGTATGGTAAAATAATAGCTGCGGTATCTGCATCAGCAACGGCATCATATGCATTATCTGGATCTGTTGTTGTAGGTGGTACTAGTGCAGGTGCATCTAGATTATTAGGTCAGGTACAAGAATTAAGATTGTGGTCTAGTTCATTAAACGATTCTGCATTTAATAATCACGTAAAAGCACCAGCTGCATATAATGGAAATATTGATGCATATGATGAATTATTTTTCAGAGTACCATTAACTCAAAAAATCAATCACTCTACTACTAGTAGTTTATATGGCGTACAACCAATATCATCATCTATATCTGCATCTTTTACAAACTGGTCAATATCAGAACCATATGACTCAATTGAAGAGACATATTATTATGATGCAATATCATTGGCTACCGCTACGTATGATGATAACAAAGTTCGTATTGAAAGTAGTGAGTTAAACGGACCATTAAGTCTTACACATAGATCTGAAATTAGTGCATATGACGAAGCTCCTTTAGATACAAATAAATTAGGTGTATTCTTTTCTCCACAAACGATGATTAATGATGATATAATCGCTCAATTAGGATTTACATCATTAGATGATTATGTAGGAGATCCGGGCGATAACAGTAATTACGAATATCCAGCTTTAAAAGAAAAAGCATACGATTATTGGAAAAAATATACTGAGAAAAATGATTTTAATGCATATATCAAATTGTTTACAATGTTCGATATGTCATTTTTCCAACAACTAGAACAACTATTACCAGCTCGTGTTAATAAGATGACTGGTATATTAATTCAGCCAAATCTATTAGAACGAAACCGATATAATAATTTACCGGAATTATCTCGTACGGATAATACATATTTTTTAGAGTTAGATAAATCACCAGAAACGATTAATGGATCATATTATTTAGAATCAGCATCTATTTCAGATATTAATAAAAATTTAACCGGGTCTTATTATTTACTATCTAGTTCACTTAGTAATACAATCGGTTCTAGTTTATCTGGAAGTACATTTATATATAATGGATCTATTGCGATGATTAATACGTCATCATTAACTGGATCTGGATCTGCATCTAGTAGCAAGTATATACCTAAAACACCATATACTGCATCTGTTAATATGTTACCGACGTTAACGCCACAATATATATCTTATTCAATTACATATGACCCATTAATTGATCCATATTCTGGTAGTTTGTATAAACGTCCATATTTAATATGGGATGGCGATGAATATATTAATGGAACTACTCCATGGTGGCAATCTGATGGCGTTATCGTACCGGTTACCCAATCAGTATATTCTGAATTTACATTTACATCTGGGTCTTTAAGTTATTCGTCAGGATCGGGTACAACATATGGTTCGGGAGTATATGGATTTTCAACATATGCAACTTTAACATATGATATAACAGGTCGACGTTCATCGAAACAAGATTTTTTACCACGTGGTAAAGAGAATTCAATTTATGCTGGTTCGAAACTTACATCGCGTGATTTCAATATAAATTCAACCGGTACAATAGATGGTGGGCCGGCCGTAGAGTGGTCAGTTGTTAAAGGAACTCAATTAATTTATAGTAAACCATATCGCAATGGGGTATTTGAATTCGAAGAAATTGATCAATTTCAATTAAATTCAATGCAAGATAATTTAAATTCAGATTGGAATTGGAATACTAGGCTCGAATAAAGTAAAAAAATAATTAATTTTTTAATTTAGTAATATTTATTTATAAATAAAATAGGAAAAATATGGGATATTTAGATAATAGTTCTATTACGGTTGATGCTATATTAACAAAAAAAGGACGTGAATTATTAGCACAAGGTTCTAATCAGTTTAGAATTACTCAATTTGCGTTAGGTGATGATGAAGTTGATTATTCGTTATGGAACCCAGATCATCCGTTAGGAACAGATTATTATGGTGTAATTATTGAAAATTTACCAATTGTAGAAGCAATTCCAGATGAAACACAAGCGCTTCGTTCAAAATTAATAACATTACCACGTAGTTCACAACGTATACCAGTAATTTCGGCTAATCCGGTTACCATTACAGCTGAAGGCGGATCAAAAACAAACATAACTCCGAATACAGCAAATATGCCATCATTGAATACTACATATGGATATACATGTGTCTTATCTGATAATACGGTTGGTACTATTCGTGCAAAAACAACATTATCTAATCCTGCATTAGCACCAAGCGTAGCTTCATTTATTGGAACAAATAATCAAAGTGTTGCCGTAGTTGGTTTAGAATTTGAATTTGTTGCACAAGTAAATAAAATTAAAAATATGCAAGCTACTATTACAATTGTTGGAAATGAATCTGGAGGTAGTGTAACAATTCCAGTAACAGTTAAAAAATTCATAGCATAATCAGATTAAAAATAGAAATATAATATGAAATCTTATAATCATTTAAGAACTAAAGAAAAATTAGGACAAAGTCCGTACGGTAATATACTTGCGCGTTATGGTAGCGGTGCTTTGAATCCTAATAGTGTATTTATGCCAAATGCGGGAGATTCGATAGCAGTTGGACAAGGAACAAATCCGCGGTTTAACGATATGTCCCAAACAGATTCGTTTACTGGACCTGCAGGACCTGCGGGTAACGGATTTGGTTGGAATTATGTTCCAACTAATTGGGACGACGGAATGGTTCAGGGCGTGTACAAACCAGCTACTGGTACTACTACGACTAGTAAAACATATACACAAGCAGAAATGGATGCAATGGTTAATGCTCGTGTTGAAGCAGCATTAAAACAAACAGCTGCACAAAAACAGTTAGGAGTATCTACATTTACTAGATTCGAAGCAGACGATCGTTTACCAGGAGAAGTTGAAACTGTTACTGCTGGAATATGGTCTGATAATATTTCTAGTTTAACAACATATTTTACTGCATCTGCACAAACTACAACACAACGTCGTTATTATGTTGATGTACATCACGAAACTCCATCTGCAGAAGGATCTGCTGTACAATTTTCGTTAGCATATGGCCATGCATTAGGTAGCGGTTCTGATTCTCAAGGCCAACTTAACGATTCACCATCGCGTGCAGTATATGCTCAATACAGAAGATTATTATTAGCACCAGGAGCTACTAGATTTATAACAGCAGGATCGGGTAGTACAGATCATATATATGTAATTAATATTAAACGTAATCGATTAAAAGAGCGTTTAGATGAAGGTAATTTTGAGATACCATTACGTAAAATATCGACTCGTGCTGCAAATGCAACTGGGTCTGTAGCTGTAACAACTGGTGTATACACATTAATTGATGATTCTTCAATTAATACAGCTGCAACTAAAACAGATTCCGGACGTGTTTATAATATTGTTTCTGGATCAATTTCTAATGGTGTTTATAATTCAAGTTCTCCAGTTTATTATGGTTTAGTATATCCAGATCATGGAATTATGATATTAGATGCAAAAATGTTAGATCAACAATTAGGATTTGCTACTAATACTACTTCTAGTGCCGAAGGTAATAATCACTTTGTATTATTTCATTCATTATCAGGATCTGCATTAGTTACCGGACCATCGGGGGATGCTTATGGATTCTTAGCTCGTAATTCAGAAAAAATTACAAGTACACATTATTTTGTAAGAATTAAAAATGGTCAATATAATTTTACTAATAACCCAACATTTGTTACTGGGTCAAATGGTGAATTATCACAACCATCATTTGTTAATGATCCTAAAACATATATTACTACAGTTGGATTGTATGACGATCAACAACAATTATTAGCAGTTGCAAAATTAAGTAAACCATTATTAAAAACGTTTACGAGAGAATCTTTAATTCGTGTTAAATTAGACTTCTAATAGTAATTAAATTACTCAATTTAAACTCTGTTATATTTATATAAAATATAGCAGAGTTTTTACTATTATGCC